TGACTTCTGTTACAATCTTGCCTTTTTTCTCTTCATCCCATTCTTCGCAGTAAAGCTTAATCGGAATCATCGAGATGGTACTGGCAATATAGTCAAGGCATCCGGCAAACGCAGGAATTTCAAGCGCTTTTCGTTTATCTGCCACACCGGAACCCATCAGCGCCCGTAGAAGCATTTCACTAACCTCAACACCGCTTTCGGCTCGTTCTTCAATGACAGGAGCCTCTGCCCGTTCCTCTGCCGGAGGAAGTGCCTGGATTTCCACCATTTCCGGTTTAACCCGTTCTTTTTTTCTCGAAAATAACCCCATCGCCTCACCTCCTTAAATGAATTGGAATGTAAATGTATTGCCATACAGCAGTTCCTGCTGCTGCAGATACATAGCGTTAATTAAACCAACCACCATATCCACTTTTCCGTTGGATTTTTTCTTGTTCACATACTTGTTGAGATTAGTATCCTCTGTACATCGTGCATTCTGAAAATTGATTTCTAACATCTGATTTGCTTCGTAAGCGAAATTTCCACTTAAAATCTGCTCTTTTAGAAATTTCGTCGGCATATGCAGCACACTGGAATGCTGTTTGATTTCCACGCATTCATATCCTGCTGCCTCCAGTTTCTGCACGGTAGACACCGCATTCCAACGGTCATAACCAATCTGTACGATTTCTACACCTGTTTTGTTTTCAATGTTCAAAAGAAAATCCTCAATGACGGTATAATCAACGACTTCATCACCGCAGGCAATACAAACTCCGCTATCAATCAGGCGCTTATAGTCTACTGATTCCTTTTTGCTTTTCATCAGAACACGACCGGCAGGAATAAAGCCCCACGCTTTTGCGTAAAACTTGCCGTTATCTACGGTAATCATATCTACAGCTACATTATCCTCACTCAAACTGAGGTCAAGACCAATAAATACCCGTTTCCCGCGCCAGAAGTCTGGATTTACAGGAATTTTGCAGGCTTGCACTTTGGTGATATCAATATAGCCCTCTGTACCCAGCCCTTTGTATTTAATATTGTTGTGTTTGCATAGATAGTTCTCGCGTTTGTTCTCATAGAGAATTGCCATGTCGCGCATGTTTATCAGATTATCAAAGATATAATCATGGACCACAGCCACAGGATTCGACTGATATATAACAAGGTCATTCGTCATCCACTGGTCATTGATTAATAAATCATCGTCCGGCTCATACAGCAGAGCAAATCTGCGTCTATCATGCAGTAAACCATCCAATGTTTTTTTACTGATATCAACCTCATCAATCATGCAGTTATTGTCATTGGGATACTGGGTAGAAATGATGATACCAAGTTTATTCAGCAGTGTAATCTGGGATGATCGCATGGCTTCTACCGGGTAACTGTCCATTGCTCCCGCCTCATCGGCAAGAAAGGCATTGGCAAGCTTACCGTCCATCTTATCTTCCGAATATGCCAGCGGCGTGTAATCGCTTTCAGTAATCAGACAGCGAATTTCACTGCGCAGCAGCTTAAACGATGTAGACAAATGCGGGCTCACCTTGATTATCTTCTTGATAGCAAGCTGCAGTTCTTTTGATAGCTTCAAATCTGGCGCCACAGAAAAAAACCTGCTGAATTGCTGGTCAGTCAGCATTAGCAGGATAAATATCACAGCAGAATTGAATGTCTTGAAATTCTTTCGGCAAATTTCAAGCACCGCTGTATGGTAATATCGAATATTGCCATGGTCGCTATGCAGTTTCGTGCAAAGCACCGCCACAATCAGAAACCATGCATAATCTTCTAATCCCTCATCCATTGGACACTGCAGATCAGGATGAACCATAAGACCTAACAGTTTTGATATTTTCGTCATTGCCTTTTCGTCTACATAAGCTTCCGGTTCATTACCCTCTACAATCTCAAGCCACTGTTCTGCCTGAAGCTTGACATAACGCGGAACCTTACGCCCTGCCTCTGTTGTACACCACTTTGCATATTGATATCCGCGATTATCTTCAAGCTTCATTCACTCAACACCTTTGCCAATGGATTTTCATTTACGTCAACTTTCTTTGGAATACTGCGCAATGCTGCAGATATTGTCATAATGTTTTCGCGCTCAATATCAAACATCATTTTGCGCTTTGCCTGGAGCTGTTTGTCCAGACTGATAACCGAACTCTGCAGATTATTTTTCATTTTGTAATAAGCTGATAAGGTCATCTGGCCTGATTCAATCAGCTCATCCTTATCGGCTTCCAGTTCATCAATGCTATGCAGAAAATTGCTCCTGCGCTGTTCAAATTCATGACATTCCGCATGAAGAATACAGTATCGATTAATAACAGCTTCATAAATGGCATCGTTTTTCTCGATAGTTTTTAAAAGTTTGTTCAGTCGCAAAAATTCTTTGTGAGCCACTTCATTGTTTTTTACTTCCGGGCGCTCTTTTAGTGAGGAGCCCGTTGCAAGTGCCTTTTCGCCTTCTTTTCGTTTTTCCAGCTCCGCCTTTGTACGGTGCGATTTCCCTTCGGCTTCCAGTACACTCACAGGTTTTGCTGGTGTCGGCATTCTTATTTCACTCCTTACTTTTTCTCGGAAAAAATCTGATGTGGGAATATTTTATTCAAAAAAGTTCGCTGTCGGTGTGACGCTTTCTCCTAATTTGTAATATCGCCCCCTGGGGGGATATTCTGCGCCAGAATTGACAATAATTCGCCTCTAGGTATCTTTCCTTGTTCAGCCATCTCATGGTGTCTTAAACACAAAGTTATGAGGTTTTGATTATCCAGCTTTTTGCTCTCATCCTCTTCCAATGGGATGATATGATGCACTTCTAGCTGTTCATGATTCAAGCGTTTAACAGTACCATGGAGATTACGCAGACAGACCTGACAAAGATAATGGTCACGCTGTTTTATCTCCTCTCGTTTTTTCTGCCATGCAGCAGTCGAACGAAACTGGTCTTTATTGTTATATCGCTTCATCGGTTTCGGTTTTCTTCCGCAGTCATAATTCTTTTCATGAATGCGCCCACAATATGGACATGATTTTTTTATGACATTCACCTGCTTTCAAACGCAAAAAAGACAACCCGAAAAGGATTGGCTTTTGTAAAAATTTATTCAAATTTTCAAAATATTTCGTCTTTTCCTGTTGACAACCACCTCGCAAGGTGGTATAATTAAACCATAGAGAGGAGGTGAACATCCAGTGGGTAAGAAAAAGAAAAAGCTATCAACCAAGGAAATCTTAGAGCTGATAATACAAGCGCTGATTGCCCTCGGCACACTAATTACAGCTTACAAATCCTAAATCGATAGCATAGCGGAGGGCAACCTCCCTCCGCTATTATCTTACCATACACATTGGATAAATGCAAATGAAAGCTACTAAATTTCTAACTCTTGCCCTTGCTGCCAACTTTGCAGCGGCAGTTGCATCAGATTGGGCACCTGCCAACAAAGCATTGGTAATTGCAAATGCTCTTGCTGTTCTCGCCATGGTTGCAATACAATTCGTTTTTGGAAAGGATTAATACAATGAATCTTCGTGCAATTCGTCTGGAACAAGGCTTATCTGTTCCAAAGCTATCTGCTCTGGCTGATGTGCCGGTGCGCACCATTGAAAATATTGAGCGTAACGATGAATGCAAAGTATCTACCGCTATCAAATTAGCAAAGGCGCTCAATGTTACACTGGATGCTCTGTGTATCTCTGATGCAGAATAACACAACAAAAGCAGGTCGCCGTTTCCGGTGCCTGCTTTCGCTGTTCATAAGGAGTGCACAATCGCTCGACCAAAAGTAGCCCCTGGCAGGAATCGAACCTGCGTAACCTCCATCAACAGAGGCATGGAGTGAGGCTGAATGACCAGCCTCTGCGCCTGACCCTGAACTCATGGCAACTCATGTTTTTCCTTCGTAAATCCCAGTTTATATATTATCACAGTTTGGTGTGTCATTGTGTGCCATCTTTAATCTGTTTAATGCTCTGCTATGGATGCGGTGTGTCTGTTTCCAGCTGTAGTTTAGATTGGCTGCTACATTCACCCAGTCCAGACAATCTATATACCGGTACCGCATTAAGCGCCGTTCTACTACCGGCAGATTTTCAATGGCCTTTTCTATCTTTTCCTGCTGCAGTATGCGTTCTTCTATCTTTAATACATAGAATTCCATCAAATCATCCAGTTTCGCCAGCTTCTTGCCGATGGCATCACCGTTTTCGCTTCCGCCAATGCTGTTATACTTTGTGGCTCCGACAGATTGCCGCAGGCTTTGCAGCTGTTTGATTTCTTCCTGCATATCACGGATTTCGCATACTAATCTGCAGTGCTCTTTCAATTCTTCTTTCGTTATCATCGCCTAGCCTCCAATCTCAAGAAGTAGTAACGCCATCCCCAGCGTTACTACTCCCAACACAGCCTCTGCTAATATAAATTCTATAATGCCCTTCACCTTCTTACCCATTCGCGTTCATTTTGCAATCGCTCATATGTGCGTACCATCTTTTGGCGATGGCATTTGTCCAGAGTGTTGTTGAGCACTTCCATCGACACATTACTCTCTTTGGCGAATATCATCTTTACCTGGTCAAGTATGGCATACACATCTGCTAATTCTTCATAGAAAGCCTCTGCATCCCACTCTTTGCTTTGCAGCCGTCTGGCGATTACATGAATCAGCTCTGCCTGTTCTTCGACCGCTTTTGCCAGCTGATGATCAGCGCCGTAATGTTCTATTACAATCTTTTTTGTGTTCTTATGAATCATGCTGCACCTATTTCCCTGCTAAATACTGCAGTTCTTGCTCTTTCAGTTTGTTGATAAAATATACCTGCCCTTTTCCTGTAATCTTTGTTGTCCGTGTGATACGGATAGAACCATCCGGATTGGATACAGAACTTTCTTTCACTTCAAACAATCCCATGTTCATACTGCGCTGTGTCGGCAGGTTCTTGCTGCTCCCCTGTTTCATCAAGTATCCATTGTCACGCATCCATGTGAATAATTTGTTCTGTCCCATATCAATGCCATTCTGCTTTAACAGTTTTGCTAAATCGCCAACCAATATAGAAGTTTGACTTGCTGCCACTGCATCCGCAAATATAACCTTTGGCTTGTCTGCTTTGATTTGTGCCTCTGCTGCAAGACGCTGTTCCCGTTCCTGTTTTAAGTCTGTTGCCAGTTTGATTAATGTATCCGGATTTAATAATGCTTCTTCCAGTTTTTCTGCTGTCATATATGCATCGTGTTTGCGAATGCTTGGAATTACCTCGGAGGTAATCCAGCGTTTGAATGCTTTGGCACTTGGCAGCTTACTGGATAATACCAGAGAGTACAGACCAGACTCATTAATAATTGTCAACCCTCTGTTTGGAATATCCGCTGATACAAAATCAAACGGAAAAGCTTCTTTCGGCAAATGATTTTCTATGGTCGCGATTTCCGACCTTTGGATAATTCGCTTATCTTCATCGTCAACATGATTCGCCAATGCATCCTTTGTATTCTTATATCCCAATCTTTCCGCTACATCTTTTCCTACAAACCACGGTTCACCATTTTGCTCAATGGCTCTTACGCTGCCAAATTCTGAATTTTCAAATACTTTTAACTCTCCCATATACTTTTCTCTCTTTCTTTGATTATTTTTTGTTTGTTCTCCCATCTTTTCATACTGAAACATTCTTGCCTTTGCCCATACTTGAGCCGCAGAACATTTTATTGCTGTTTTGACATTTATACTGCATGGGTCACCAGCCGGCAGCATAATAGACTCTTTATATCGTTTCATTTCCTGTACAAATGCGTTTCCTGCTAATTCTACTTCATAAACACTCGGATAAAATTCTGTAGTTGAAAACATAATAATCTCTCCTTTGTATTACATACAATCTGTATGTACAAATATTGATTACAATATAGTACAATTTGTATGTAATGTCAATATAATTTTTTGGAGTGATTAAAAATGTTGCCTAGCCGATTGCGTGATTTACGTATGAAAAACAAATATACTCAGCAGAATATGGCTGATTTACTCGGCATTTCACTGAATGCTTATCAAAA